TGTCTAAAGTCTTGATCTACGATAAAGTCACTATCTGTACCTCTCAGTTCCGCATGGAACATTACTGAAGCAGATTTTAAATCTTCGCGAGGATCACGCCCAATACCAGAATCAGGTCCGAGTACTGCTCGAGCTTGAGCGTTTCTTGTAGCACCACCACCATTAAATGTAATTGCAGGATTGGTGTAACCAGATCCATGTCCCGCAACATCACCGTTTGTGCTATCATCCATACGAATTCTTACAACTTGTCCTGTAGCAGAATCGATAGTAATATTAAACGAAGCATTCGCTCCACTTGGATCTGTAAGTGTTGCAGTAGGAACACCTGTATAACCGGCTCCACCATCTGTAATAATAATACTTAGAATTTCACCTGAAGTTGCCGCATCTTGTACTGCCTTTTGTTTTAATTGAATACCAGTAGAGTTTGAATCTGTTGCACCTTGTAATAAAGTAGGCATAAAGTTGCCTGAAAGGAAATTATTTGCTCTTTCTGCACTAATTGTGAATAAAAATTTCCACACATAACCATCTGCTTCTCTACGAGAATCAAGGTTAGCATGAGTAGGTTGTACAGTTGATGGTACAGCAGCACCAGTTCCATCACGACCCGTTTCTAAACATACATAGACTTGACGTGATTCATTCATAATGTAATATGGCTGAGTTGGATATCCACCCTGTTGATCATCGTATTGCGAATAAATTCTACCTGATGACCAGTTATTACGTGGCACAACTAATGAAGTTGCTTCAACCTTCTTCACCGATTGTAAGCTATTACGAAATGCTTCAACAGTCGTTGGAGTATTTGTAGGTGTTGGTACCGTATCTGAAGAATCCCACTGCTCTGACCGACCTACACCGATATAATACTTTCGTGTATCGTTTGTAAATTGATCAAAGAAGTCTTGTGCAATTTGTCTTCTTAGTGCGTCTGTTACAATTGCTGGCATTTTTTATATCCTATTAAGTACTAATCTGGGCTCCAAGTACGATTCTCTTATAGAATCCCGCATCACTGTCATATACTGCCAGACATGCGGCACCTGAGTTACCGTTACTTACAAAAATTAAATTACCATTTGGTGGTGAGTTTGGCACTGTTGCAACAGTGTAAGACCTAAGATCAGGTTCTACAGCTCTTGCTTTCACATAAGCACTATCAATAGTAGATATTACATCTGCTGAATCAAATGCAGTACGAGGTAGAGAGAACCAACCTTCGCTGTCTTTAAAATTAAATGTGTTATCTGTCGAGTTATAATGCATAGTGCCTTTACCAACAGAACCGTTATCTGTCGCATTATGGCCCAATTGTATATAACCGGCAGGTGTATCTGAATCGCCTATTCTGATTTGTGGTGCTGATTGATTGAAGTGTATATATTGAACTCCATCAATTGTACCAAAATTAAATTTAGGAGACCGCATGTTCATTCCATTTGAATCTACAAATGAGTTTCCTTGTAGATCCATAGAATTTTGAACTTTAATATTGGCCGTAATCGGTCGACCGAATGCTACCTCAGAACCATTGTTTGTAATTGTAGCATCGCCGAGATGAATTGTATTACCACTCAACCATAGATCTCGCCATCTACGTTGTGAATCTCCAAGATCATATTCGCTATCTGCTGCTGGCGATACATTACCGCCAATACTATCTAGTTTGTCCCAAAGAGCTTGATCTGTACCAGCAAGTTGTCGTGCTTGTACATATGCACTATCAACAAGAAGTGGAATATCTACTGAATCAATAGAATTTGCTAAAACGATAAGAAGAGTTGCACCTGAGTCTTGAGCAACACCTGTACGCAATGCAATATAATTTGAATCAACGGTACTATTAATAATACCAATAGTAGCTGCATTCACTACAGCCCCAATGTTAGTATCGAGAACAAGAGTACCGCTTGAATCTGGTAATAAAATAGTGTTATCTTTTGTAGGATCAACAACGCTTAATGCTGTTTCAAATGAATCTGCAGTGGTGCCTTCCCAACTAATTTGATTACTATCAAAATATACACCAAAAGATGTAGATGAAACACCACTAGCAACTTGCAAAGCTCTTACATCAGTATAAAGCTCATTAAAATTATCATTAATTTTATTGCCGGCTGTTCGTAGATCATCACCGGTTCCATCATTACCGGTAGTTCCGACATTAACTATTTGCTTGCCCATATTAAATCCTACAAATTGAATTATTGTTATTTATATTGGTTTTACAGACCTTCAACGACATATTGACCAATTGTTAATTGACTGTTATCTGCAATATGGCCATTATCGACATAAGGTACACAGAATGTTTCATATATGCGATGATCCATTGTTTCATATGTATTATCAAATCTCATTGCAGATGCGCCTGCAGAGTCTGCATAATCATCAAATGTTAATCCATCTCGAGGGAATCCACCCCATTCATCTAGATTACTGTACCATGTCGTAAAGTATTGCATAGTATTTGTAGCACCATCGTAAAAATCAATGGTACGTAATGGATTCATCCGTTGTGGACATCCATCAGAATCACCACCATCATCAGGAATTAAAATAGTAGTATCATTCTCAGCAACTATAGTAAAGGAAGCTGATCCAATAATCTTCAGCGTTGGATCCGGATCTGGATCAGACGTAGTTGTTGAGATAATTACAGAACCTTGGCCTTCAATAACAGTTTGAGCACCAAGATAGAATCCAGTTGGATGAACAAACTTGCGATATAGTTGTTCCCAAGTATTCAGTGATATTGGTGATTTAATAAGTATTGATAAAATCTGATACAATCGACCGTCAGTGAGAACGAAAGCCTGCTCTGGCCCAATCGGATCTACACCAATTTTAAGAATAGATTCTTTTGGATATGTAACTTCGATGTCTTCGTTGAAGAAGGCTCTAAAGAATCCATCTGCAGAATAAAGAGAACCTTTTACTCTAAAGAAATTACCAAAATTTCTAAGTGCTTCTCTTGGAAATAGAAACTGACTTTCTGATATACCAAGTGCAAGTTCATCAAAAACAAAATCAAGTCTTTTCAGAGTAGAATCTTGTAAGTCTCTTACAGTGTGTAGTTCAGCAATTGCGCCACCTACGTTCTCATCAGAATCTAGCCATTCATAATAACCATCTAAGAATGCTATAAGATTTGGATACGATGTCTGAAAATATTCAGGTAATACTTCCTGCACCAAACTCTTTCTAAAGTTTGGATCAATTCTCAGAAATTCTTTTCTTGTTTCAAAGTTTGCCATTAGATACTAACTTGTAGATTTGGTGTTTGCCTGTCTGTTCTTGCTGTTGCAGATGATTTATCTTTATCAAGAGCGAGGATATAATTTCTTAAAGGTTCTATTTTACCATCATCTTGAGGTAGAGCGCTAACCTTAATATAAGTATTGCCACTAATAACCTGACTTGGAGTAAATCCAATAATTGATACATGACCATTTGCCGGATTATATCCACCAACATTATCAAGTAAAACATTACCATCAAGATCAAACACTTGCAAAGTTGTAGTATTTAATTGATTTTTAATCTGTGCAGGTATACCATTAAATTCAAATGTATCTGTTTGAATTCTGTGGAAAACATCATCAGGTGTAGCAATAGGAACAGGGAAATAAAGCGTCTGTGTATTTGAAACATTTAGAGCCACCGGTAAACGCATTTGTATTTTCACATCAATATCATTCGATAATATTGATTTATCTAATGCATCAATTTCTGTTGCAAGATTTGATTTTCGGAATACTTGACCGAAATCCCTTAGGAAGCCATCAAAATATGATTTAATGTAGTTATACACTTCAGTCTCAATTGCTCCTAATGTAAGACCAGTAAGACCAGGATCAAATTGGAAGTTATCATTCAGTTCAAGAAAGACATATTCAGGATTTACAAATTCAGGTTTAATTGACATCACTGAAAGATTATTTGAATAATTTGTAACAATGGCGTCTTTTACGGCCTGTTGCACAGAAGATGAGGTTCCATCAGTAAAATTAATTGATATGAAAACTTTACCATAATCAATCGGAACATTCTCATCACCGCTCCATACAGATGCTGATGATACTTGCGGAAAGTTTGTTTCGATCATAGCTTTATAATCAAGAGATGTTACAAGTCTCTGTTGACCTGCATATGCAACAGGTGCAAGCTGTCGTATTGATTCTATAGATTGCTTTGCAGCTCCTCCAGAAGATTCAGTGTTTGTAACAACAGCAAGAGTATATTCGACTCCATTTACTTCAATTCCAGATGTAGGAATAAACACTGTGCCGTTATTTGCTGTTGCTCCTTTACATGAAAGATATTTCACTTCAACTTTTTCACCAGGCTCTGGCGATTTACCAAACGAAGTCCCGTCGCCAAAGTTTAATTCATAGAATCCATTCGGAGATTCGTGAATTGAAAAGTGTGTAGTGTTAGCATCGATTTGAATTGCTTGTGATAATGGAGTATATGTAGTAAAATTAGAAGAACTTACAGTTTCGTATACAACAACATCTGCTGTAAGAGTATCAATAGTTTCATCAGGTATAATGTAAACTTGTCGTTCTGTTTTTTCACCGACAATGAATGTTTTAGTTTTTTCAACCCCTTCATAAATCGGAATATTAGTGCTACCATTGCTGGTCTTAAATGTATATAAACCGAATCCATCATCACTGGCATAAACTGTTTCACGAGTTCTAAAGATATAACTTACATCATCAATTGAACTTGAGAACTGTTTACCTTTTTCTATTTGTAATTTTGAGGGTCTGTTTGATACACTTGAAAGATTCACGCTTAAATTAATCAAAGCATTTGCTGCAGTACGAGAACGAGTCTGATATCCTAACATTTGTGCATGAGATATAACAGAACTTCTGAGTTGTGCAGTACTTAAAAATGATTCGTTTAACGCAAAGTTTGCTGTAAGACCATTGACGTGTGTATTGTAAGCAAGAACGTCAAGAATGTTTGACATACCAGTTGCTTCGAAGTCATAACTTGAAAACTCAGGTTGATTCTTAAGATAATCTTTAAGTCGTGCTTTGATATTATTAAAATCTAGATCTGCTGATCTTACTGTACTTGTTGCCATTTATCTTAACCTTGTCAACGTTAAATCGAGTACTACCAATTCAGATGTACTTAATACCTGGAATTCAACTGTAACTTTTACTTCATTTCTATCTGGATAGATATTTCCATCTACCTTTAATACTTGTGCTCTCGGCTCATATAAGTCTACAGCTTCTATAATTCTTTCTGCGAGTAAATCAAAGTCAGTGTCAGTATCTAATTCAAAAATAAAATCACTAAGATTTCCACCAAAATTCATTCTAAAAGGTTTTTCAGTATAGTTTGTCATAAGAAGATTTTTCACAGACTGTTTTACATCTGCAGCTTCAAGCTTCTTATAGATATCTCCGGCAGGTTTTGCTGTAAAAGACAAGTCAATATCAGAATACGTTTGTTCCCTTGCAACGACTAATGTCTTTGTTGCAAGATTACCGTCTTCAATTGAAAATGCTTTTGTTACTGCCATAGTGTTACTATTTATATCCTTTTACAGACATTCGACAATCTCATTTGTGCTTTGTACGAAGTTATTATAACGTGTTTCAATTAAATTATCGAATGTGGCTTCATAACTCGAACTTAATTCTGGCATAATCAAAATCAACTGTGCAGTCAGTGCACCTGTCGGATTAAAGGTGTCATAGCTCAGAATTAACTTTTGAAACTGTAACGAATCTTTCCACCAAGATGCAAGATCAAATGTTTTCTTAAGATCAATATTACCTGTTCTATTATGCAATTCATAAACTACACATTGACCTCTTTCTTTATAATAATTTACACTTCCGGTAGTCACAGTTTCGTTTACGTATGGTCGATATAATCCTTCAGCAACTACAAGACGATGTTCACTATATACGTCATTATCTACCATAATTGCTCTGTTTGCATTCGCGTTTAATAAAAGATTACGTGCAATTTTTATTTTTTCACTATTTTCAATTACATGATCGAATGTAATAGAATCTCCGTATCCTCCAAGATATCTACCAATGACAATGCCCTGAGCGAGTTCAGTGCGAGAAGTCGGAGTCTTACCATCAGGTTTGTAAAAATCTGCAATAACTACATTTCTCTTACCGTTCAGTACAGATCCTTTAAATCTTTTCGCTTCACCGCCAGGATTTTTACCGAGAACTTTCTTAGACTGAGCTCTACGCACTGTTGATTCTCTACTTTCAATACGATCTATATCATTAGGAGCGGCATTTGAAAATGTTACGTGTATTAGTCCTTCGGCCATTGCAGTACCAATAAACGTTTCATTTTTCTGATTGGCAGGATCTCTTAATTTTGATCTGACTTCTGCGGTTGTTAATGTTCTATCAGAAACACCACCATAATCTGCATCACGATTAATTTGATTATAAAGTTTATTACCAGGATCGATCAATATTTCTTTTACGGCGTTCTCATGCTTTGTTAAATAGTCTGAGGCCAATGATGTAGTGAATTCTGTGGTGGTTACATTTGTAGCAGTTTCAATCGTTTGTGTACCACCGCCGGAGCCGGTTCCAGGTGGCGCTGAACCAGCCTCATCTGCCTTTGCTGCAAATGATGCTTTACCATTCAGTGTTCCGTGAAATGTTGTGGCATGCATAGATGTAGAATTTACTCGATCAATATGCGCTGTAGTTCCATAATAAACAATCTGATCACCGCCTATTGTGCCCGTTGCACCAAATGCAGAAAGATTCGTTGCAGCAATATTAATATTAGGAGATGACGCACTAAGCTGTTCTTCAGATGTCATGAGCATAACATCCTTTGAAGCATTTTCCAATACACCTTGTACAAGGTTTGACTTATTGCCTCGCACAAAAGTATCCTGATCTCCCCAAACCGCTCGAGTTTCATTCTTTGTAATTTGCGTAGTGACATTACCATTAATAAGCGCTTGCACATTACCATTTACATCTTGGCGAATACCACCTTTTATATCTTCTGATTTATCACCTGCCACTGTAACATTAAAATCGCCGCCCACATCTAAATCAAAATTACCATCAACTCTTAACTTAAGGTTACCATGATATGTTACATCGCCATCACCTTCAATAATAACTTTCTCATCACCTGCAGTAACACGCACAGTATTTTTAGAACTGTACATAAGAATTGTACCATCAGGCTGAAACTCTAGACCGGTGCCGCTCTTATGTTTAATGAGAATTTTCTCACGACCAGGCGTGTCGTCAAATTCAGTAACATGACCACCAGTAGTTCTTCTTACTTGATTGTAAGGATATTCAGAAGAAGCTTGATCAAGTAATTCTAAATTTATTCCTTTATCACCACCACCGTAAGGTATTTTATTCTCTTCAATACCACGAGCTTCTAGGTTTGTAGATTGTTTTCCCGCATATTGTCTTAACGGAAATTCACCTTGAAAATCTACAAATCCATCTGTAGGACTTTTATCTACAGGAATGTCTTCTAAATTATCTACTTCTGCCATTTATTTTCTTTCTAAAGATCAAGCCGTTGGACGGTTCGCACATATGCCTTTGGATCAGCACCAGCCATTAAATTTTCTCTATATTTTTCTGCATTAAATCCAGGCCCTAATGCTAAAGACCTTCCAAATTTAAAACCAAGTTCTTTTGCCACTATTTCTGACAATAATTCCAGTCCAATGTGTCCGGCTCCTGGATAAGACTTTACACTGGCTTCAATAATCATTCTGTAAGAATCCAATTGTTCAGAGGTAATACTTTGATGACTAAGAAACTTATAATTTTTTTCTGCTTTAGTGCATGTATAACCGGCATCAAAGGCAATAACAATAGATCCTTTATATATGTTATTAAGCCCTTGTGAAAATTTTGATGTAGCACTTGATGCTTGTGACCCGGTTGCACTTACACCAACCACTTCAGGCGCTACTTCTGTATTTAATATTCTTTGCACTGTTCCATCCCTTAAAATAATGTAATGAATAGGTGCACTTTTACTGTATTTTTCAATTACTTTTTCATTATATTTCTTTGCACTTTCTATTCTTCTATCAGAAGTGGTTGCAGTCCATCTTGCAATAATAAGATTTATTTCTCTATTTGTAGTGCCAAATTCCAATTCTATTTCTTCTGCAGTGTGAGCCGTAGTATAAAGAAGAGTTTGTAGAGGCCTGTCAGGGGGTACTCCAATTTCTTCTACAGGTGTCGAAGGCACAATGGTATCTGGTATTGATTCTGTTTTTGCTACAGTTTCGGAGAGATTTGTAAAACCGCCCTTATTGATAATGTCTGGTACTTCAGATACATCCTTAAACCCAGCTGCTGATACATTACCAGCTCCTTGAATAGAAGGAATATTTACTCCAAGATCCTTAGGTACTCCTAGTCCTTTTACTTTCGATGCTATTGCGCCTTGTATATTGCCAAAATCTACTCCCATAGATCCAAATGGATTTTTTTCTGAAAGAGCATCTAAAGAAAATCCTGTTTTATCTTTCATTTTATTTAAAAGATCTGATCCTGGTGCAAGTGGATCACCAGCTTTAACTCCTAAATCGGGCACAGCAATTTTTGATTGAAGTGAACCAAATGGATTTTCTAAAGAACTCATTTGTTTTTCTGACATTTGCTTTTGCGCAGTTACGATTGCAGCACCAGGATTACTTGCAGCTATATCTTTAATACCAGATGTTAGTCCGCCTGTTAGGCTCGTAAACGTATCTTCGGGAATTCCAAGTTGTCTAAATTTTTCTTTTACGGCAGGATCATTTGCAGTAATTTCAGCCTGCTTGGCTGCTTCATCAAATTTCTGATTAATTTCTTCTTCTGTCAGTTGAAATCCATCTTTATTTGCCTGTCGTATACCTTCCATATTTCCAGGTGTCAATACCTTTTTAACAACATTTGAAGCCTTTGAAGAATGACCGGTAAGAGTATCAAGAGCGGATTTATTTGACGGTGTTCGTGTATTACCTTTACCGGCATTTGGTCCGGATAGAGCTGGAGTAGGATCAGGTTTAGGATTAGCACCTCTCTTTTTGACACTTGCTGCCTTTGATATGTATCCTAATACTTCCTGTCCCATATCTTCAGATACTGTTGCATCCTTTTTAAATGCATTTTCCATCATCTTTTCAGCAAGAGCCAAACCTTCCTTATCGAGTTCACTGGCTTCTTGAGACTGAGCCATCTGATTTCGCATTGCGGTTCTTGCAGCTTTAAATAATTCTTCCATTATGCCATTGTCCTAAATAAATCTCTTGCAACTTTTTGTCTTTCTAGTTGTCCTTTTTCTGCAGGATTTTCAAATCTGTCTTCAAATATAATTGCAGCTTCCTCTGGTGATACAGCTCTTTTTAAATCATTTAAACGATAATATGTTTTTGATTCATATAGTTCATGTACAGTAAACAATAATTGCGGATATAATGTATCCCATGGAAGATTTTTCTTTGCCGCAAATTCTACGAGATTTTGATATCTAAATCCTGCATTCTTAGATGAATTCCATTGTGCAATACCAAAAGATCTTTCAGGTGGAGCCGAGGTAGCTTTTGTATCTAAATCACCGCTGATATTCGCAGCAGACTCGATCCAAAAATTACCAATAATACCACATGCTTGAGCAGGCGTAAATGATCCACCTTCAGGTGTAATAAAGAAATTAAATGCTTTCTCAACATTTGTAGATCCTACAAGAAATTCATCATCAGGTCTTGTAGATGTGTTTGTATAATCATGTGGAGATCCTGTAAGAGAATTTCTCTGTAAATTATCTGGAACTGCACTTGACCTGTTCAGTTCAATATTTTGTATTCTTTCAAACTTAGGTATAGAGCCAAGCACAAGAGGCAGTTGAGAATTTTTACCATCTAAGAAAATGCCATACACCTGAGCCTGAGGTTTAATTCCAATGTTTGTTCCGATACCTGAACTACCACCTTCTGTGATAGGTACTGCAACTTGAGCCCATGGTAAATCGTCATCTGAAATATCTCCGACGTTTTCACTATGAACTCCAAATATTCTTACTTTGATTCTGCCAAGTTCAACAGGATCATTGATGTCTTTTACAACACCTATGAACCACCGAGTTTCATCACCGTAATATTCTTTATAAGTTCTTGGTATCATCCTATTACCTTTAACGGCTGATCATCAGTGTAATTTGTAATCTTTACACACTTAAGATGAATATTATATCTTGCTCCTGAAAAAGCATGCTTAGCACCATACACCAAATAGTCTCCAGACTTTTTAAGATCAAGCTTAATATCACCTATTGAACTTGGTCTATTTGCAGCAAAAAGAATTCTTACAATATTACCAGTAGTGTAGTGACCACCTGGTTCTAAGAATCCAGTTCCATCAATTCGTATTGTGATTGGAGCTTTCAATAAAAGCTTCTTTAACGACATAGCAATTATTTTTTTCTTATGACCTAAAGTATGATCTTCATCATAAGAAAGATATCTGTTTGTACCATCTTGATAAGCACCTGATTCAGATATTTGTATAATTTGTTTCGACACATATTTTTGTATCTTCTGTTCATCAATCTCAAAATCATCTGCAAGAGATACAATTTGATTTCTGTTTTTAGTTTCAATAAGATCTTTTAAAACATCACGATGAACGTCAAATGTGTTTTTTCTATCTTTAAATCCAAAGGTATCAATAAAATGATGTTCACCTGAAATAAGACCGTCGGCAATCAAATTATATAGATCATCTGTTTGTTCTATAGAATATTCTTTAATAGGCACAAAGCGAGTAGCCAAGTTAACTTCTAAATCATGAGATGTAGGTCCATATATGAAAGGTGCTCGTTTGTTAATTGGTTGACCTTCAATCATTGTTTTCAAATCAGCATATATTAGTGTGTCAAGATTGAATGATGAAAAAAGATATGTAGGAAAACCGTCTGATGTTGTTCCTCTATTTTTTAACCACGTCATTGCCTCAATCGGTGTCATATTCGGAACAATAACTTTAAGCTTCCCTTGAAAAACATCAGAGCATAAATTGTCTACACCTTTGTCAAGCCATTCCTCTGCTATCTTTTCAATGATTTTATCAGGAGAACCTTTGTAACATTTATTGACATTGACAAGATTCGACTTAAACACAATGTCTTCTATGATATGAAACATAATCAAATCTGATTGTTCATTTGCTTTTTTATTTGAAAGCAATTTATCAATTACAAATCTTTGTTCAACCTCTTCATCTGATTGAGTGTTCTTAAGTTTTAAAGTACAGTATTCTGCACCTTGAAAATCAATACGATCATAAAGTCTAAATGTATCTACGAAAGCGACTTGACCAGTGATGTAAGGTAAATCTAGATGTTCGAATATTTCAATATCAGAAACAAGGCCTACAATGTCGACTGGCTCCATCATTCGACTTGAATTAATGATTACAGATTCGAGAACGTAACCTTGTTTCGTTTTAACTTGTGCCATAATTAATTTCTAATTGCTTGGAAGAATGCAGATGTTACTTCTTGAATTAATTCCGGTTTAATAACTCGAATATCTTTAAGCTCATCATTCTTTCTTACGTATCTGTCATAATGAGTAATTTCAGTGTAAATTGCTGGTGGATCTTGACTTGGATCAATATCAACATAATTGCCATCAGCATCTTCGTAATGATGTGCTGCTAAATATTCTAAACTTGTTTTATGTGCTGTAATAGAACCTGACGCACCTTGTGCATATGCAACGTTAGTTACAATCTCTCCTTGAATAAAAGCCGCGTTTGCAGCAATTGTAACCTGTCCTAGATCTAAATTTCTTCTTAAGATTCTTCCTCTTGAACCTGATGTAGAACCTGATGCCGTCTGTCCTACAAGCATAATTCCTGTCATAGGAGTTTTTGAAGTAATTGTAAAATGAGGAAAATCTCTTTTTACAGTATCTTCAAGTTGTTTTAATGTAAGCGGCCATCCTCTCGCTCTTAAATGATCATTCATAAGATAAAATGTCCAATGATATTCTGGTGTACCATACAATTTATATGATACTTGATCGGGTCTATCATTCTCTTGAATATTGTACGTACGATAAAAACTTACATTATCTCTTATCTGATCAATTACATCAGAATAGCGACTGATATCTTGAAATATTTCATATGTTACTTGTTCACCACCTTGCGTCTCTTGATCACCAAAGACATAAGCTGTACGTGGAAAATCTTTGAAGAATAACATTAGTAACCTTTCTGAATATCTTGTTTCGAAAGTGCACGATATTCTTGAAATACTAGAGTCATATCAATTTCTGTAGGTTGACCGTCTGCATGAAATGACATGCTATTTGGATTATAATTGACTTGACAACTACGAAGATAAGATAACTGCATCCTTGGAAATTTAGCTTTTGAATTTAGAAATTGAAAGTCAACTTGAAATAAGTTAGGAAACTTGTATCCAGCTGGTACACCGTTTACAACTTCAATTTCTTCAGGATACATTTCCTCTCTAAATACTCTTACAATATTTTCGACCTGTGAAGCTTCAGCTTGTGATGTAGCAATAAAGCGAAATGTAAATGTAAATTGTCTAATATTAGGTCTATCAAATATCATTCTTGTACCAGGATTAACTCCAGTTTGAAGAGCAGTAGCCGCGGCAGCTCGAAGACCTGCTGAAGGAATTTTTTGTGATACTCTTGCTGCTGCAACTTGAGCAGCTTGACCAGAAATTTGACCAGTAGCCAAATTAAAAATACTTTCAAGACCTTCAGATATTCCTCTACCCACGGCGTTTAATAGACTTTGACCTGCATTTAAACCAGCGCCTGCTGCTAGCCCGCCGGGACCAAGATCGGCTTGATTGTATGCAATATCATCGTTTACTTGAAGTGATTGAGGCATATAGATTTGTATTATAGGAGAGTTTGGTAATGTTCTTGTTTTAACACCTGCTGTACCATCTGATGCAAACGCATCTTGACTTGCCTGATTATCTTTAGCTTCATACGCGGTTTGAAGGCCACCTGGATTACCGCCATCTCTTGGTGAATTTATAGGTTGATAAGTACTAAGTTGCCCTTGTTGTCTTCGACTTTCATCTGCAAGTATTTGTTCCTTCTTCGAGCTTTGTGTAAGTCTATTCCAACCTTTCTTAAGAAGTGGTGCATCCCAATATTCTTTAAGCTCAGTTGTATCAACAGTGTATGCGTCAACTTGTTTAATAGTAAAACGCATGCGAGCAGGAAAATCCGTTTCACCATCTAGAGGATACTTGTAAACTTGTAGACCACCGCCAAATGCTGCAGCTGGCGCCTGTATGTTCTGATTCGTAGTGCTACCAAGACTTTGCGTACTTTTTTCAGTATTAAGTCTATTTTGAGAAGCAGCCGTAGTGCCAAAGTTTGGGCTACCTGGTCCGTCTTGTCTTGCCATACCATATCCTATAAATAAAATAATTACTTCATTATTTATATGGAAAAATGGCGTATTCTGGAAAGTACATACCAAAGAATCTAAACAAGTACAGAGGTGATCCTGATAAAGTAACATATCGTTCTCATTGGGAAAAGCTTTGCTTCTTATGGTGTGATCGTAACCCTGATGTAAAGCATTGGTCATCAGAAGAAACAGTAGTACCTTATTACTGGGATATCGATAAGAGATATCACCGGTATTTTGTAGATCTTAAGATTACATTTAAGAATGGTAAAACAATACTCGTTGAAATAAAACCTGCCAAAGAAACAGAACCACCAAAAAATCCTAATAAAAGTAAACGATACATAGGAGAAGCGATGACCTATGTAAAGAATATGAATAAGTGGGAAGCTGCGAATAGTTACGCAAAAGATAGAGGATGGGAGTTTCAGATATGGACAGAGAAAACACTTGACAGTATGGGTATTATGAAAGAGCAAAAAGGTAAACTGAAACCGTTGAAACCTTTAAAACCGTACCGTAAAAAGCCTAAGAAAAAGATATAAATACTGGTATGAGTAACTTATTTGCAAAATTAGAATATGAAGCATTTCGTGCTGGCATCAATCCTCGTACAAAAGAGGCACAAGACTGGTTTCGAAAGAAAGCTCAACAGATGCGATCAGTAAATCGTACAGATCTGTTACAAGACGAACAAGTGAAACTTGTAAATAGACAGAACCCACTCATAGGATCGATGAATATGTTTTTCTACGATCCGAAACACAAAGATACTTTGCCGTACTACGATAGATTTCCTCTTACAATTATTGTGGGACCGGCAGAAAAAGGGTTTTATGGTTTGAATTTACATTATCTGCCAAATGTATTAAGGGCAAAATTCCTTGATTCACTTCTTGATATTACAAATAATAAAAAGTATGATGAATCAACAAGATTTCAAGTGTCATATAAAATGTTACAGGCATCAAGCAAATTAAGATATTTCAAGCCTTGTTATAAACACTATTTGACAAAACATGTCAAATCGAGAATGGCAAGAGTCGAAGCGCCTGAATGGGAAATTGCAGCATTCTTACCGACAGCAGATTTTGAGAAGTCAAACAAAGGTTCAATATATGCAGATTCAAGGAAAATGTTATGAGTAGTGTAGATCAACTTAAGTCATTAGCATCATCTAAACTTGGATTTGCGAGAACCAATCAGTTTCTTGTAGAACTACCTACAACATTCGGTGGTACCGGAGGATTTCTTGGTCAGTTAACTACATTGCTTACAAGTGGTGTTGGACTTGGTTCTGGTGGTGGTGATCTCAATTTATTATGTGCATCAGCTACATTACCGGGAAAACAGATCTTAACGCATGATCGTCGTATTGGTATGGAATTTCAAAAGGTTGCATATGGATATGCAGTCGATGATGTATCACTTACATTTTATACACTGAATGATTATGGCACACGTAAGTACTTTGATTCATGGCGTAATGTAATATTAAATGAAGATGGTAATATTGCAGGCTACAAGAAGGATTATGCAAAGGATGTAAAGATACATCAGCTTCGTAAACCGATTAAAAACATCGGTGCAAGTGCTGGACCAATTAAAGTTAACATAGGACTCGGAGGTGGATCAGTTTATTCAGTAAGATTAAAAGATGCATTTCCTACAACAATTCAAGCGATTGAACTAAACAATGATCTTGACGGTCTTGTTCAAGTTACTGTACAGTTATCATACACAAACTGGGAAGCTGTATCAGGTGGACAAGGTTGGATACAAGCAACAGGTGGAATAGGTAATCTATTCTCATAATATGGAGTAATATATGGCACTGCCAAGATTGAATGAATCACCACAATATGAATTAGTAATACCATCAAGTGGAGATACAGTAAAATTTAGACCATTCTTAGTTAAAGAACAAAAAGTACTATTGATTGCATATGAATCAAAAGATCAACGTCAGATTATTGAGTCTATTATGAATTGTATTGGATCATGTTTGCAAGAGGATATGGATGTTTCTAAACTATCTACATTCGACACAGATTATATTTTTACAAAGATTAGATCTAAGTCTGTAGGAGAAAAGATAACTGTATCTGGTAAATGTAAAGAATGCGAACATAAATCTGATGCTGAGATTGATTTAGAAAGGATTGAATTAAAAGGTGATATGAAACCTTCGGTAATTAAACTTACAGAAGATATTCATCTTAAAATGAAATATCCAAGTTATAGAGATTTTATCAGCAATGATAAGTTGATGGTAGAGAAAGTACAAACAGAATCAGTATTTGAAATGCTTACATCTTGTATCGAATCAGTCATGACTGAGGAAGAAAATATTCAGTTAAGAGACGAACCGAAGGAAGAGATTGAAAGGTTCATCAATTCACTTACGGGCGAACAGTTCGCAGTTATTAGAGAATTTGTTGAATCAATGCCTAAGATTATATTAGATTTTGAATTTACTTGTGAAGCATGTAATAAAGTTAATCAACACAGATTGGAGGGACTGCAAGATTTTTTTTCATAAACCTCTCGCACGAGTCGTTAGAAAGTTATTATAGAACCAACTTTCAGTTATTACAACATTTTAATTATTCACTTACTGAGATTGATAGTATGATGCCGTGGGAGAGGGAAGTGTATCTAACATTATTGTTAGAGCATCTCAAAGAAAAAGAAGCAGCACAAAAAGCATGACCACACTAGCAGATATCAATAAAACTCTGGAAAAACAAACACAGGTTCTTGGTGCCAAGCAGACCTATACAAGTCATCGTGTTGATGCATTGACTAAGTCCTTTAACGATTTTTTTGAAATGGTTACTGGAGATGAAGGTGACGATCTAGAGAAAAGCAGAGAAGAATCTGAAGCATCTCGTGTACAAGATCAAGTAAGGAGAGATACTACTGGCGGTCCTGGCAAAGGAAGATTCTTTGATTTTGACGTAGGAAATTTCTTGCCATTCTTAGGAACTATACTCGGTGGATTATTTAAGAGAGGTATACCTGCAGTTATAGCCGCACTCTTAGCAGATGAAATTGGTGCTAAAGTGAAAAACTTGACTGGAAGTGAATTACTTGGAAACATTGCAGAATGGAGTACTATGGGTGGTGCATTTGGTTTCTTATTTGGTGGCGTGAAAGGTGGCATTCTTGGTGCTGCAATTGGCGCTATCTTTAGTGAAGGTGCTAGAGATAAGTATGCACAAATATTACAAGAGCAATTTGGTCTTTCTGCAGAAAGCTCTGAAACAGGAGCAATGATAGCAGCTGCAGGTTTATCGATGGCGACTCTTCTACTTCCTAAAATACTTCCATTACTCTTTGGTCCAGCAGGTCTGATCTTGCTTGCTGCAGGAGGTATTGCTCTTGCCATTACTCAATA